AATGAAAGATTACGAACAAGCATACGCTCAGAACCCCGACGATGGGTTCTTGCGAGATAACATCATCGAACTGCGCCACCACCAGTGGCGCCAACGCGAAAAAGATAAAAAGTAGTTGACAATGCCGGAATAAGCTGGTATTATATACATACTAACCACTCATTCAAACAAGAGGAACACATGAGAAGCAAGACTGAATATTATATGGAATATGTTAAGGCATGGCAAGCTGCCACCACCCGAGAAGAGGCGCACAAGAATTACGCCGACTCCTGCGGCAACCCGCGGACGCCTTATAACCTTTTTATGGAGAAAATTCGATATATGAAGGACAAGAAGGGTGTCGAACTCAAAGACCTTCCCCGCGATGAGGTCAACTGGCATGAGGTGAATAAACTCGCCAAGACCCTAAACCACCAATCACTCATTTAAAGGAGCAAAAATGAATGACAACAACAAGCCTGTAATTTCTAAGGCTGAAGCAAGACGCCAACGGTATATCATAGAGTATGTCCGTTCTCTCAAGGAAATCGAAGATGCGATGGAGCCATACAAGGAACACCGCCGCGAGCTTCGCAACGATTATCGTCGGCAGGGCTGGCTTACGAAGGAGGAGATGAGTGTCGCTGTCAAGGCATATCGTCTCATGAGGGGCGAAGTGGATCTTGATGCACTGTACGAAACTTATAGCGTGCTCTCCACTGCAGCCAATCCTGATATCGGAGAAGAACAATGATGATTGAATGGTGCCGTACGCACCTTAACGTCCACCCCCCATCACGCGCTAACCCGTCTGATGCGGGGCTGGACATTCACTTCAGTCCTCCAGATCACAAGCCGGCGACTATCGAGCCCGGCGGTCGTGCTATTCTACCTACTGGTATCAGGTTTGGTATCCCGCATGGCTACATGCTGGAGGTTAAGAACCGTTCAGGCATGGCAGCGAAGCGTGGTCTGTTGGTCGGGGCATGTGTCATCGACTCGGGATACGACGGCGAGATATTTATTAACCTTCATAACGTTGGGACCGAGGCACAAACGATTGAGTCTCATACAAAGATCGCTCAAGTTGTTATGGTTCCCGTCGTGCATTTCCGCGCAATGGAACGCAACGGCGACGATGATTTATATGGCTGGTATCCAATCACAATCAGCGACCGCGGAGACGGCGCATTAGGGAGCACAGGCGAATGAACACAACAACGCAACAAACACTATTTTCATCTAAGTCGGGGGAGTGGTCAACTCCACAGGATTTCTTTGACAAACTGAACTGGCGATTCGGTCCCTTTGACTTGGACCCCTGCGCCACGCCTCACAATACTAAGTGCGCTAACTTCTACACAGAAGCAGAGGATGGACTATCGAAGGACTGGTCGGGACACACTGTCTTTATCAATCCTCCGTACGGTCGTGGTATCGAGCAGTGGATCCGCAAGGGCTACGAGTCAGCCGAGGCAGACGAGAATACTAAGGTTATCATGCTGATCCCGTCGCGAACAGATACAAAGTATTGGCATGATTATGTGATGAAAGCTGAATACGTTTACTTCATCAAGGGTCGGCTCAAGTTTGGCGACAGCAACAACTCTGCTCCATTCCCTTCAGCCGTTGTGGTCTTCCGAAAGCACCCTACGTGGGCTGGGATGGCTCCACCAATAATGGGAGCGCTGACGCGATGAACCGCAAACACCGCCGCGCAGTAGCCATGGCAGAGAAGAAGCACGGCAATTCAGATCTTGCAGACAAGATGAACATATATACAAAGCTTCCTGAGTTTTGTTTGATGTGTGAGGCTGAGTTTAACAAGCAAGACAGAGAAATGTTAGCTTCGTGGAATGTGGTTGTACGAGAGCAGGAAAAGGTTGTCCGGCTGTACTGCCCTGATTGCTGGGACGGCGCGCAGCGCGTAGTTGAGAAATATGAGAAGGGCGAGCTATGAGAACGCCAATTAGCTTGACGTACGACGACGTACTCTTGGTACCACAATATTCAGACATCAAGAGTCGCAGCGAAATCGATATCGATACCGTCATAGGCGGCAGGTATTCCCGACCCATTCATTTGAAGATACCGATTCTTTCGTCTCCCATGGACACGGTTACTGGCGCGAATATGGCTACGACAATGAACAAAGCCGGCGGCATGGGAATCATTCATCGCTATTGTACGGTTGATCAGCAGGCTGAGATGGTTAGTAAAATCAATGCTGGGACGAAGGCTGCAGCCATTGGCATAACTGGAGATTTCCATGACAGGGCGAAAGTCTTGGTCGCCTTGGGCGTAGGCGTCTTGTGCGTTGATGTTGCCCATGGGCATCATGCGCTGATGGAAGGCGCCTTAAAACAACTCAGGGACACGTTTGGGGATAGCACGCACATCATGGCTGGCAACGTTGCCACTCTTGAGGGTGTTAATGCCTTGTCTGATTGGGGCGCTGACTCCGTTAGATGTAATATTGGCGGCGGCTCTATTTGTTCGACGAGGATCCAGACCGGTCACGGTCATCCCGGTTTGCAAACTATTATTGATTGCTCTAAGACCGATAGGGATGTTACTATCATTGCCGATGGCGGCATTCGCAACAGCGGCGATATTGTAAAGGCGCTGGCTGTGGGTGCAGATTGTGTGATGGTAGGCTCACTGCTCTCTGGAACAACTGAAGCACCCGGCGAGATCATCTATATCAACGGCGATCCCCACAAGAACTATCGAGGGATGGCATCAGAAGAGGCACAGAGGGATTGGCGCGGCTCTGCTTCGTCGCTTGAGGGCATTTCTACAGTACTGTCGTGCAAGGGTCCGGTGCAGAATGTTATTCACGAATTGGAAAGAGGTGTACGCAGCGGCTTTTCGTATTCAGGCGCCCGTAGCTTGACAGAACTGCAGTCCAAAGCGGTGTTCACTCGCCAGACTGCTGCCGGAATCCGCGAGTCAAACACCCACATTTTGGGGCTGAAATAGTGTCTGAAGATCTTTATAATAAACGAGTAGTGTTCAGGGAGAACGATCAGGTTCACGCAGATTTGCGCATTAGGCTACACTATGATGGCATTAAACAATCTGATTTTTTCCGAGGATGCATCGAAGCATACTTAAATCAGGACTCAGAGTTTGAGGATTTTATCGAAATACTAAAATCAAAGAAGAGCAAGCTCAGCAAGAACAAGCAGACTAAATCGAAGAAGTTGAAAGAGAAGGGAAAAGAACTGGTTAATAAACTAGCGCTTAACTCAGGCGAAATTGAGAATATATTTGATATGATAGAGGAAGAACATGAGGGACTTTAAAGGCAAAATTGTATGTTGGAACAGAAGGTGTACCCCGCCTTATTTTGGAGTGATCACGGACTCGGAGTTGCGAGATACCACGCCACTCGCGCCTTGGCGCTGGCATAAGATTAGATGGACGACAGAAACATCACCAGAGTTTACAGAAGAGTGGACTCGGTGTGATCATGTTAACATAGTGGACGGCTACGACATTATCTCTAAGCTCCATCAGGCAATGATTGTGGCAGAGGAAGTGAAGGGCGTGAGATGAGGGGCTGCGCTAAACGGTGCCTCAATAAAAATAAAAGATGTGATGAAAAAGAATGCCGCTTGTGGATTAATTATCCAGAGGATCGCAACTGTACCTTAATAGCGGTTTACAAGAATGGTGCTATGACTTTGGAAGAGGTTGCTAAGAGATTAGGGTACACTCCAGCAAGGATACAGCAGTTGGAAAAAAGGGCTCTACAGAAAATCTCTCTGCGTGCGGCATACTTGAAAGATTTTTTATTCAATAGATGACGCCGTTTAACATTGAATAGACTATTTATTATCGAAGCCTTCATAATATTTTATTAGGAGATTATAAAGCAATGAGTAAGAAGAAACTAATTTTAAACGAGAATGTCACGCGCAGGTTTATGCGCTTGGCAGAGATCGACGCAAAGTTTTCTGACGAGTTTTTGAACGAGTTAGGAATGGGCGAGGACGAGATGGAAATGGATCCGATGGCTGGGGGAGAAGAAGAACTTCCCGGTGATGAAGGTCCAGAAGAGGAGATGCCAGAAGAGCCTATGGGTGACACTGTTGAAGTAGATGCCGAAGAACTAGTTTCCGACATTGTTCAAGCACTCCAAAAGCAAGGCGCAGATGTCAGCATGGAGGGTGGCGAAGACGAAGAAGCCCCCGAAGGTGAAGAATTGGCGCCAGTTGCTGGCGACGAAGAGCTTCCTCCAGAAGAGGAAGAGCCTCTTATGCAAGAGCTTGCTGACAACGTTACCATTACCTCTGATGAGAGTATGGTCAACGAAGTTGCACGCCGTGTTGCCGCTCGTTTGGTCGCTGCTGCTAAAGCCCGCAAGTAGGGGCAGAAGTTGCATAATATTTTATAACATTGCTACCCCGTAGCCTATGCTATGGGGTAGTGTTATTTTTAATGGAGTTGAAATGGAATATGCATCGCTAGGTCTAGCGGGACTTATCGGCTATATGGTGGGTTATGCCATCGCGAATATAATGCAGCTAGGAAAAACGGCACAGTTTGTAGAGAAGACGGGTCTTAAAGTTTTAAAGCTGATGGTGACGATTGCGGAAGACGTTGAGTTTGTACGCGCCATGAAATATCGTCTCGCCGAAGAGTCTGGCGACTCTGCCACGGCAGTTAGACAGAAGAATTTAGACGATTATGAGTATACTCGCTGGAAGAACTCAGCGATTGATAGTTTTTTATCTTCGTATCCTGAAACGTTTCGGCGCCAGATTCCGTTTAGCGATTGGGAGGGTGCCGTTAAGCATTTCGAGCAAAACAGGAGAAAGCTGTAATGTTGTTCACTCCGAAGAAGAAGACAGAGAAGCCTGTTGAGAATGACGAGGAAACTACTGGCGACGAGTTGACTACTGAACAGCTAGCTGCAGCGCTAGGGCTTGAAGTGGCAGATGAAGAGATGCGTGTTGTCGGTCTTTATGGAGACATCGACGAGCGCAAGTCTCGCGAAACATTGAGCGGACTGTTAGTGTTACATCACTCGGGCAAGACCGAGGACGAAGACGGCAAAGAAGTGTGGGAGCCACTGGAGTTTATCATCTCTACCTACGGAGGCAGCGCTGACGATATGTTCGCACTGTATGACGTTATGAGGATGATCCAGAAAGACTGTGAAATTCACACGTTCGGGCTTGGCAAGGTTATGTCTGCTGGTGTGCTGCTATTAGCTGCTGGCACCAAGGGTCAGCGCAAGATTGGTGCGAACTGTCGCGTTATGATCCACTCAGTTGTGGGCGGTAACCATGGTTCCATTCACAACCTTGAGAACGAAATGGATGAGATTAGAAACTCTCAGGAAACATATATGGCTGCGTTAGTTAAAGAGACTAGCCTGACCAAGCGCACACTTAAGAAGCTTTTGGAGAGAAAGGTTAACGTATATCTCTCGGCGACAGAAGCTGTTGAATATGGCATCGCAGATATAATCGTCTAAATATTATTAACCTTTAGGACATGGCTTTGGACAAAGTATTCTATAATAAATCTTCTCAAGACTCCCTAGGCTGGGATCCGTCATGGTTTGGTTGTGAATACAATGATGACAAACTTGTTTCTGCTGTCAAGAAGTGGCAGAAGGATCGAAGCCTGACCGCTGATGGTCTTGTGGGTCCGATGACATACAGAAGGCTTTGGACCGAACGCGAATCTAGCATTTCGCAGCACAGTCCTTACCCATC